TGATCATACTTCTCATTGAATTTTTCCAAAAGCATCTGGTAAGTTAAAATACGGACATCCTTGGTATAGGTTTTGTATTCAGCCAATAACTCATCTGTTTGTTCTTTTGCCGGAGTGGCTGTCAGATGTTCTAATAGAGTTAGTTTATTACTGATGATTGCTGAAGGTGTTACCTTATCTGATGATTGATTTTCAATTAGATTATTTAAAGCAGCATAAATCTTGTAGTTTTGAACTTTAGCTTTAAAGAAATTTTCTAAATCGTAATTATTTTTAATTTCTTTTACAAGATTATACTTCTGTTTTTTAACTGATTCTCTTTTTAATTTTGTGGAAGCTTCAACTAGAGTGTTGATCACCAATTCTGCTTTAGATTCTGTCAAGGATTTACGTAAGGTAAGCTGTTCATATAGTTTATATTCCTTACCTAGCTCTGTATTAACAAAATACTTTTTTAAAATATTGAGAGCAGGGGAGTTCTTTCCTTGTAAAGTATCAGATGTTATCTGTCTTACTAGCAACTCAAAAAGAAGCCCGGTGTTTTTATATTTTGAATGCTTGATCGACATCAATATACGGTTTTATAATAAATATACTATTAATTATCTTCTCTTAATTGACTTTCATCTAACATGTTTTCTGCCTTTTTCTGGGCTTCGAAGATTAATGTCTTTTTGTTTGTCATAGAATCAAGAACATTCTGGTATTTAAAGTACTGTTTTTTAGTTTCCATGGCAAATGGTGCTGATGTATCTCTACCATACCCTTGCTGGTCATCGGTTTTCATACCTACTTTCCCTATCCTGTCTTGACCTAGTGGGTCATTTTGAGTTCCATAATGAGATGCCTTCTCTTTTGGACGTCCCAGTACCGGCTCATCTTCGTTATACCCAGCAGGTACATTACCTGGTCTTTCATAGACTCTACCTTTTCCATAAGCTGTTGCAATATCATGCGGAGTTCCGAAAGATTTTCCAGTTTCTAGAGGATCGTTTCCTTCATTTTCAATTTGAGATACTCTAAATTTACGTTTGGCATCCTGTAATACAAGGTCTCTCATCTCAGAATACTCATCTTGACTTAAGTGGAAGATGTTATCATAGATCCAATCAGAAGAGAATAAGTTGGAATCTACCATGGTGGTTACTAAGTCCATCTTCTCTTTCATCAAAGCTACTCTTTCCTGATCATAAATAATTGAAGGAGTGGTCAATGAAATTTCAAAGTTGGTTAAACCTTCTTCTGTATAACCTTGAGTGTAAAGATGTACGAAAGCAATCTTATAAAGTTCTGAAGTTATTATTCTCTGTAGTTTCTCTACTGTTCTACCAAAGCGAATATCTTCTGCTGCCAAGGTTGCTTTACCTTGTACGTTTTCGTCATACCCTAAAAATGCTTTTGGTATTCTTAATGCAGCAAATAACTTGTCTCTCAAGTAAGTAACGTCGGTAATACCGTCGTATTGTAGTCCTCCTAGGGTATCAATCTTGGTTGCAGTATCATTTCCTCTAACGGGGATGTAGAAATCCTCCATCAGGTTCTGCATATTATACTTTAGGTTATATTCACCAGTCTGTTGGTCAATATAAGGAGTACGTTTCATCTTAGTGATAGCTCTTTGCATGAAATTCTCAACTTCTGCCGGCGGAATACCTCCAACATTCATGTAGAATATACGCTTCTCAGGTGCTCTTACTATTCTATGAACTAACATAGCATCTTCCATCAAGGTATACTGCTTGAATAACTTACGAGCAGGTTCAATATAAGAACGGCCATAAGGTAAGAAGTTAATATCTGTTAAAAGACGGAAGTGTGCAATCTCGTAATTATCAAAATAAAGAGATTTGCTATCATTCTGGTTCGGTAGTTTAAAGTATCCGTAAGTATCTGCTGCTAGGCCATCAGGATCATACCTAAACCTTACTTTCATTGGGTTTTCTGGGTCATAACCTTCCTGTCTTTCAATGTTAAATGCAGAAAAAGGAATGACATTATATACTCCAAACTTCTCAGAAATTTCTAGTTTGAGGAAAAAATCCCCGTACTTACACATATTCCTGATCCACCAGCTTAAGTTAAATTCAACATTTAAAACATCGTAGAAAAGATTGTAAAGAATCTTCTGAATGTTCTCATCTGTAGAACGGATATGTAAAACCTCCCCCATATCATTCTTTAGAGTAGATTCTTCTGAAAGGATATCAAGGGCTGAAGCAATGATTGCATCAGTATCCATGGCATCATATTCAGAATACAACTGAGTTCTTAAGGTCTGGTAGTTGAATGATGATTGGTAACCGTATAACGATGTTGGGGATGTAGTATAGATTCTATTATATCTAGAGAATAAAGAATTGTTCTCTAATTCTCCCGACATTTGAATCTGGTTTGTATCAGCGACCTTTAATTGATCTCCTCCAACGTTTCTAATTATGACATCGGTGGAAAATAATCTACGAAGCCGGCTAAGTATACTGGTGTCTGCCATGTTTGATTAACAATATAAATATAAATAGTAAGAAAGGCTAGTTACTTTTACTTGTATATCCAAGAAATATCTTCTTGACCTCCTTTGCCGTTGTCTATTAGATTAGGATTTTGGAAGTTTGTAGGCATATAAACAGCCTGATGCGGTGCTTTAGTTACTGTAATATTACTCAAAGCGTTACGGGCTAGGTCTACTCCTTGCTGCCTGTATTTTAGAGCAGTATCTCGGATATACATCGCCGTTCCAAAAGACATCACAAGGTCATCATTATACCCGGACTGAGCTTCTGCCCGGCCGTTCTTCCAAACAAATACTTTCATTTCTTCAAGCAGTCTTTTAGATTGTACAACGACTGCCTTTTCGTTAAAGTATTCTTGGAATTTTCCAATTACTAGGGGTCTGGTTTTTAAAGTCATTGAGAATCCAGGTACCATATTTGAACTCATATCATACTGATCAAAGTAAGTGTCTGCTGATACATTCCCCGATCTTGGAGAATAGTACAGATTGGCATACCCTCTTTCCAATATTGTTTCAATAGTAGACCATCCTATATTTGCATTCTCTACTACCAGGAGTGCATTATTATACTCGGTTGCAATTCCGACTAGTAAATGACCAAATTCCTTAGGGGGTAACTGTCCTTTGTATTCCCCCACCTGGGTATTATTTTCCAGGTCTATAATATGGAAAGCTGAATAGTCTTTTCCATCTCCCCGGGCCACGTCGGCAGTTATAATATAAGTTCTAGAATAATCTACTGGTTCCCAGATCCATAAGTTTCTATCAGCACCTCTTCTTTCTACTGGTTCTTTCATGTAGGTCTGTTCGTAGAACTCCATATACTCTCCGTAGAATACTGTATCACCTGATGTTGCAAAGTCACAATCACACTCCTGAGCAGCTAATCTTGGATCTCCTAGTAGGGCATCCTGTGCATCCCTCCATTCCTGGCTTCTTTCCGGATGTACATGCCAGGGTAATTTGATAGGTAAGAAGTTATTCTCACCTTGTTCGGCTTTAACCCAGGTTTGATGAAACCAGTTTCCAGTACCGTACGGAGTTGAAAGTATGATTGCACCTCCTCCTGTTGCTAAGGTCTGTTGAGCAGATGCCCAGGTCTCAGCAATGTTCTCAATAAATGCAGCCTCATCTACCAGAAGCAAAGATACTGCTTCAGAACGTGCAGAATCAGAGTTTGAAGACTTAGCTGTAATCTTAGATCCGTTGGCCAGTCTTAAGCTTAACTTGTTTTTCTCTACTGCATCAATTTTTAACCATGACGGTAGACTATCATACATGAATTGAACCTTGGTTACCAGGTTTCGGGCAGTTGCCTGAGTGGTTGCTAGAGTTAATACGTTCTTATCCTTATGGAAAAGCATTAACCATAATGCATATCCGGCTGCAAGAGTTGATAATCCTAACTGTCTTGACTTTAAAACAATAGAATATGGGTTATTTTGGAAGTGAGTTAGTACTTTTTCCTGAAAAGGGTATAGGTGAAATAAGATTCTACCCCGTTGAGGATGCTGAATAAAGCAGTATTTTTTCATAAAATGCACTGGATCTACTACGCATTTCACATATTCCTGCCGGATTATCTGCTTTAAATCTTGCTGTTGACTCATATACCTGTAAAGAATAATAAGAATGTCAACAGGATACTAACTCCTATACTTACATTCCTAATAGTTTTTTGCTTACCTATTTCATCTCCGTAAACGTTAATAATAGAATCTTTATTACTTATTATTTCTGCTGTACGGTTTTCATTGCGTTTATAAACAGCTATACTACTGTCTCGGCTAGTAATTATGGTATCTTTTGCTTTAATTATTTCAGAAAAAGTTGCAATAGTGTCCCGGGCATTAACCAAACGCTTATTCAAAACTTTGTTTTCTGCTTTTACCTCTAGAGCATTCCTTAAAGCCTGGCAAGGAACACAGCAAGTATCATTTGAAACTCTCTGTGAAAGCAGCGGTGATGTCATTATTAGACATAGACCTAATACGCTTAAGATCTTCTTCATGTTCTTTTTGTTCTTGGGCAGCTCTTCCGGCTGTGTTTTTTAATCGTCCTTCCAATCGTGCAATCTTTCCTTCTTGTGCTTTGGAGATTGAATCGTAGGTTGTTAATTTGGATTTGTCTTTCTCTATTTCTTTTTGTAGAGAATCTATCCTGTTTTCGTAGATACTAACGTCTGGTAATGGTTGATCTTTCTTAACTAAGAATTTTGAATACAACCATCCTCCTATCAGAATACCTACTAGAATATAAACTAGGTCTTTCATTCTTTATTTATTTTTAGCAACAATTTACCCTGGCCTTTAATTACCCGATGCCATTGGTGTCTTAATATAAATATAGATGTATTCGGTTCAAGATCCCATGGCAGTGCATCTTCCATCTGTAACTGCCATCCAGGGCCACATTCTAGAACTTTAATTAATCTCTGTTCATCGTCACGATGCCAAAGTAGTTCAATAGGATCTATGTCTTGATCAAACTCCCGGATAACGTATCCTGGTCCTGTTTCTAAATCTCTGTATGGTTTCTCCATGTTATAACTTCGTCTATTTGTTCCTGAGTCCAGTGTTTGTAATAATCAGTAAATTTAAGACTATTTGACTTAGAAGTCAAGTCAGCCAGGTCTTGAACTATCCATAAATAACAATCCGGGAATGTGGTTGTTACTCCGTTTATTGCAAAAGGGCTTCTGGGATCATTATCTAGAACTACTTTATTGGTTTCTAAAACACTCCGGTTAAGTATCTTTGTTTTTACCTCTAATGCTTCTACCTCATAATTTTCATAGTCTGGTAGATAATAAATGCAGACTTTATAAGCCTGAACGTTTGAAGTACTAACCTGGAATGCTATTTTATCTAGGTCTGTTTCTTGAATAAAGTATTCTTTACTTTGTATGACTGCCCTAGCAAAGGGGCAGATAGGCATGTTGTTTAATTGTTCTCTAGGTATGATTAGGGTATCAAACCATTTCTTAAGATTCTCTATCATCTTTCTTATCTGTTATTGGACCTCCAACAACCCAGGCATCACAAGTTCTAGCAGCTGCACATTTGAACTTCAAGAACCTACAGTAGCCTAGTTTACCGGCTTCAATAACATCAAAGGGATCTTCAGAACCTTCATCATCACCTATTCCCTTGGCAATACAATCCAAGGTCTTTTTTGTGATATCAAATGCTGCACAATTACCGCAGACAGATTTCTTAGCTTCTTCTGCAGAATCAAGCTTCCACATATCCACTTTAGCCTGCCAGAATTTCTCATTAGGTTCGTTTGGATTCAATGGACCGTATCCATATTCATTAATTGCCTTCTGTCTGTTCTGAAGGTTTAATTCTATGTTTTGAGTAGGTGCAGGGCACTTAGCCACTTCTGCCTCGCTTAATATGTCTGTTAGTTTAATCATTTATGTTTCTGTAATAATTTTATCCTTAGGTATTAATTCATAATAATCGTAACTAGGACCTGACTGATGACTAGGGCTGTTAGGGTTAAGGTTTTTAAATTGTTTCTTCCATTTAGGATCATCAAATACGGGTATCTTTTTAAAGATAGGGTTTATAGCTTTATTTTTATCTATTTTAGAAATAATTTTTTCAATTTTTTCTTTCCCCCCCGGTTGGTAGTAATTAGGTAGATTTTCTCCGAATTCATAATCTAAATATAACACTTTAGACTTATTGTCTTCAATAAATTTAACTGTATTACTGTCTATTAGGTTTATATAATAACTAGGGTAATCAGGATGGGTGTATAAAGGTCTTATATTTGATCCTATGGTAAAATTAGATTTTCCATTTAGTGAAAATCTTTCTACCGAATTATCTATTTGTTTAACATTGTATAATTCTAAAAAATTACTATACTTGGGGATTTGATCTACTCTTATATTTTCCGGGTTCCCGTCTTTAGCTTGTCTAAAGGGTGTATTATCGATAGGTAAACCTTGATACTCTTTATAAGGAATGTTTACGGAATCTAATAGTTTTTTAGTTGTTTCTATTTTTTTATCTTTAGGTTTGATAATAAAAAGATCTATTCTCTTGAGATAAGGTAAAAATGGAAAGTTTTTCCCATCTGTTACTATCTGTTCTTCGCCTAGATCTTCACCTTCATAATCAAATGGACGAATTTTATACTTATTAGATATTTTATCACCGTCTAATGTTATACGTGCAATGTTTTTTCCTTTTGCATTAAGTTTTCCAATATCTCCAATAGCCATATTAGCCCTAACTGAAGTAGATATTTGTCTTTCATCGTTAGGTATTAGGTATGTACTTCTAATAATATCTTTTATATTTTCTAAAGATGTAAAATGATATAAATTCCCTACTTGTTTAGCCTCGTTTATACCTTTTAGTATTTCAATCAGCTTTATCATTTTGTTTTCCCCCAGGTTTTTCCTTTTCCTTTTGTTTTACATTGAGCTGCTGTTGGTCTACAGGCAGGGTATTTAGAGCGTTTCTCTCCTTCTTTTCTTCCGCAGGATTTATAGCCTCCATCTCCGTCCGGTGCATTACAGTCTACCCATCCTTTTTCTTTTCCTTTAGCTCCTTGACGGTTGAACCATTTATGTAGAGATTCTTCTTCTTTTAAGTCCTTCCAGATATCACCTTGACGGCATCTAACTACTGCTCCTGATTTATAAGCTGAAGGTTTGTCATATTTACGGTCGGCTATCCTAAGACACCTGTCTCGTTTTTTTGCTTCAAAAATCTTACGTACCAGTAGTGTTAGATTTTCCATCAGATTCTACCTCTTGTTACTAATAACATAGCAGCGAAAAAAGGAACTTTAAACCTAGCTTTCCTGCGTTTTTTACCTTGTCTCTGTCTTGCTATTTTCATATTACCAAAATCCTGAATAAGATCCTTTAAGTCCTAAAAGCTTGGCATATCTTGGTAATCTGCATGACCAGTACCCGGCCTTAGTCTTATCTTTTTTATTTTTACAATCGTGACGGTCAGCAAAAGCCTTACGTGCTTTTGAGTTATTAATCTTAGCAGATAATCCGGAAGTATCTCCGAAAGAGACTTTCTTAATTTTTTTAGTTTTAGGATTTCTTACATAAACGTAAAATTTCTTAGCACCGCCTCTTTTAGGTTTTCCAATTTCTACTTTTTTACCTTGGTATTCTGCTTCTGATAAATCCTGCTCTTCTAAGATTAAATCTAGAGGTACTTCCTGTCCTTCATAAAGGCCATACTCCCCTAAGTCAGACTCTTTAAGAATCTCCTCATCAGTTTCATTTACATCGATAAGGTTCCTAGAATACAGATACCTAGCTTCTTTAAAAAGTTCAAGGTATTTCTTTGAACCGTACCTAAAGATATTTTCGTATAATGGTTTTTTATTGTTAACGTGGTAGCTAAGTCCTTC